CTGGCCGCTCTCTCTCCCCGGGGGCCCGGAACCCGGCGCGGGCCGAATTAGAACGCCCGTTCTACGCGCATCACTAACGCAACATGTCGCAACAGGCCGCACTGTTCGGACGCCTGGGCCGCCGTCGCAATCGGACCGCGGTGGAGCGGACCGTCCAGGCCCTCCGGAGCTCGGATCGGCTCCAGGACGTGGATGCCGCGCTCCTGGCGGCCGTGCGCTCCAGTGCGGAGGCCCTGGACGCGGCCCCGAACCCGTACGTCACCGCCACCGTGCTACGCGTCCACCTGGAGGGCCTCCGGCTCCTGACGGGCCGGCCGGCTCCGGAGCGCGATGAGCTCGACGCATTCCTACAGTCTCTCCGCCGTCCCGCGGTTCCGGACGCTCCGGAGTCCTGATCGCGACACGTTCGGGCCGGATGTGGCCCGCGTGTCCGCGGTGCTCGGGACTCCGCCGCTGCCGTGGCAATCGTTGGTCCTGGACACGGCCTGCGAGCTCCTGGCGGATGGGACACCCGCCTATCGGACCGTGGTCGTGACGGTCCCGAGACAACAGGGCAAAACCGCGGGCCTCCTCCTCCCGCTCGCGGTCCACCGGGCCCTCGCCTGGTGGCGGCCCCAGCGGATCCTGTACACCGCCCAGGATCGCAACCACGCCCGGGAGAAGTGGGGCGAACAGGTGGAGCTCCTGGACCGCTCTCCGCTCCGCCGGCTCTACCAGGTCCGGCGATCGAACGGCTCGGAGGCGATCCGCTGGCGGACCGGCTCGGTCCACGGGATCACGGCTCCGACCGAGACCGCCGGCCACGGGTTCACATTGGACCTGGGCCTGATCGATGAAGCCTGGGCCCAGACGGACGATCGGCTCGTGCAAGCGTTCCGGCCGGCCATGCTCACCCGCCGCGATGCCCAGCTATGGATCGTGTCCACGGCCGGGACCGATGAGTCCACCTTCCTGCGCGAGCGCGTGGAGGATGGCCGAGCTCGGGCCGAGGCGGGTGATCGGGAGGGCCTGGCGTATTTCGAATGGTCCGCTCCCGACGATGCCGCGGTGGACGATCCGGAAGTGTGGCGTGCGACGATGCCGGCGCTCGGGGCCCTGATCTCGGAGGAGACCCTCCGGGCCGATCTCGCGGCGATGGACGAACCCGAATTCGGACGGGCCTACCTGAATCGGTGGGCCGCCGGCGGGGCCCCGGTCCTGACGGCCGGCGAGTGGGCCGCCTGCGCGGATCCCCGATCGTCGATCACCGGAGCTCCAGCGTTCGGGATCGATGTGGCCCCCGACCGGAGCTCCGCCGCGATCGCCGCGGCGGGCGGGGCCAAAGGTCTCCGGGTCCACGTGGAGCTCGTGGAGCGGCGGGCCGGCACCGATTGGGTCGCGGGCCGCGTGGCCGAGCTCGCGGAGCGGTGGCGGCCCCGAGCCGTGGCCCTGGACCCTGGGGGCCCCGCCGGGTCGCTGGTGACGGACCTATCCCGCCTGCCATCGGTCCCGACCCTGGTGGCCCTGACGGGCCGCCAGTATGCGGCCGCCTGCGGGGCCCTGTTCGATGATGTGCGCTCGGGCCGGCTCGTGCATCGGGGCCAGCCGGCCCTGGACGATGCGGCCATCGCGGCCCGCCGGCGGACGATCGGGGACGCCTGGGCCTGGGCTCGGCCGGCGGTCGGCGTGGACCCGGCTCCACTGATCGCGGCTACGATCGCCCGATGGGCGTGGAATGTCGCGCCATCGGGTGAGCTCCGAATCTATTAGGCGGGGATTTCCGCCCACAAAACCCTAGACCGCGAGCATTTCGGCGCGTACATTCCGCGCGGATGGCGACCACCTGGGAGCGGCTCCGAACCTGGTGGATGGGGCCCACCGTCCCGCTCCGCGATGCGGTGCGGGGACTTTCGGCTCCCGCTCGGGCGATGGTCGCGTCGGAATTCGATATCCCGTCGGGGGACCGCGGGGCCGCCTCCATCCCGGCCGTGGTCTACGCGGTGAACCTGATCGCGAACGCGTGCGCCGGCCTGGCGTGGCGGGCCTGGCGGGGATCCGAGCTCCTATCGCCCCAGCCGGCGATCGTGGACCGGCCGAACGAACAGGTGCGCTCGGACGAATTCGTCCAGGGTCTCGTGATCTCGTGTCTCTACCGCGGTGTGGGCTACGCCTACCTGACCGATCACGACGATCGGGGCCATCCGCGGTCCGGCTACGTCATCGATCCCGATGAAGTGGACGTGGACTGGGACGATGAGACCGGAGTCCGCCGGACCTTCGAATGGCGGGGCCGATCACTCACCCTGGGCCGGACGCTCCTGGAGCTCCCGTGGACCCGGCTCCCGGGTGAGGCCCGTCCGGTCGGGCCGATCGAATTGGCGCGGCGGACGATCGCCGGCCAGGTGACGGCCGACGAATTCGCGCGTTCACTGTTCGCGGAAGGGGCCGCGCCGGCATCGGTGATCACCGTCCCGCGGCCCCTGGCGGACGGTGAGGCGGTCGGGCTCAAAACGCAATGGATGGAGGCCCACGCGGGGCCCACGCGCACACCCGCGATCCTGTCCGGCGGGATGGAATATTCCCAGGTCGCGCTATCCCCCGAGGATGCGCAATTCCTGGAGACCCGCGGCTACGGCGTGCGGGAGATCGGCCGGCTCTACAGCATCCCCCAGAGCTTCATGGGAGAGGGTGGATCCGGGAGCTCGGTGACGTACGCGAACGTCCAACAGGATTGGGTCTCACTGATCCGCCAGGCGATCCTGCCGGTGGTGACGCGGCTGGAAGGGGCCTGGGCCGATACCCTCCCGCGGGGGACCGCCGTCCGCGCATCGTTCGCGGCCCTGGAGCGGCCCGACCCGGCCGGCATCATCACCGCCGGAGCCGAGGCGATCGGAGCCGGCATCCTGACGCCCGAACAGGTCCAGGCGTGGCTCGGTGTGACGCTCGCGCCGCAGTGGGATCCGCTGCCGTGACGATCGTCCGCCGCGAGCTCGGATCGGCGATCGTCGAGCGGTCCGCCGCGGCCGGCGCGGATGAGCCCGGAGAGCTCAGTGGCCGCCTGGTGCCGTGGGGTGTCCCGGCCCTCGTGGACGATGGCGACGGACCGTATGAGGAGGAGTGGGCCCCGGGGGCGTTCGCGCACGTGGATCCCGCCTCTGTCCGCCTGACCGACGATCACGGCCGAGCCGTAGGCGTTGCGGCGGAGCTCGGCTCGGACGATGAGTACGCCACCGGGCGTTTCCGATTCGCGCGTACACCGCTCGCGGCGGAGGTCCGCGAGCTCGCCCGGATCGGGGCCCACCGTGGGCTATCGGTCGGGTTCGATCCGGAGGCGGGCCGCTCCCGCGAATCGGTACGGAACGGGAGGCGACACGTGCTCCGCGAGATCATCGATCTCGTGGAAGTGGCAGTGACGCCCGCTCCCGCATTCGCGTCGGCCGTGGTGACGGCCGTACGCCATTCCCAGGAGGAGGAGGCGATGCCGGATCAGGAACAGTCCACGCTGTCGGAGGAGGAGCGGCGCCAGGCGGCGGCCCAGGCGGCCCAGGCGGCCCAGGCGGCCCAGGCGGCGGCGGAAGTGGCCGCCGAGGCGGAGGAGGATGAGGAGGAGGATGAGGAGGAGGAGGCCCCGCCGGCCCAGGCCCAGCGTTCGATGATCCCGGCTCCGCGGCGGGACGTGGTGGCCCAGCCGCAGTGGCTCCGTCCGACCCGCCTGGTCGGCCGTGGCCGGGTGGATCCCGGCGAGCTCCTGGGAGCGGCCATCCGGGCCCGGACCGCGCTCGGTATCGGGGACGCGGCGGCCCGCCGGCGCTATGAGGCCCTCCTCACCCGGGCCCTCGCGAACGTCACCACGGCCCAGGTCACGCCGGCCCTGATCCCGCCGCAGCTGGCGGGTGAAATCTTCGGGATCCGGAGCTCCACGGTCCCATTCCTATCGTTCTGCGATCGCCTGGCGCTCCCGGCTACCGGGATGAGCGTGCTCCGCGCGAACGTCAAAACGCACACGATCGCGGACTACCAGTCCGCGGAGAAGGCGGAAGTGGCGTCCCAGGCGTTCGAAACCGAGGAGAGCGGTTATCCGATCGTCACGATCGCCGGTGGCGTGAACGTGTCACTCCAGGCCATCGAACGCGGAGACCCGGCGTTCTACCGGGGCCTCCTCCGCGACCTGGAGGGTGTGTGGTGGCAGAAAGTGGATGATGAGATCCTCCACGGCACCGGAGCGGCCGGCCCGCCGGCTCACATCCAAGGTGTCCTGACGGATCCCGACACGATCCCCGGGGCCATCGCGACCTGGGATGCGGAGGGCGTGCTCTCCGCCATCGCATCCGCCGCGGCGGAGATCTCCATGGCGATCGATGAATATCCCGATGGCGTGTTCGTCGGGCCGCATGTCTGGGCCCGCCTGGCGTCGATGGTCGGCCAGGACGGCCGGCCGCTGATCGGCGCGGTGACGCCCGCCAACAACATCGGGACCGGATCCGCGGTCTCGGTCGGGACGCTCGCGGGCCTGCCGGTCTACGTGGAGTCCGGACTCGGGAACGGGCCCACGGCCCCGATCCTGGTGGCGAATTCCGACCACTGTCCGGTGAGCCTGTCGCCTGGCGCTCCGGTGACGCTCACACTCGGTGAGCCGTCCATCCTGGGCCGGGAGGTGACGGTCTACGGGTTCGTCGCGTTCAAAGCCTATCCGGGGGCCGCGGCCAATATCACCGTCCCGGCGGTTCCGCCACTGGCGGCCCGCTCCACGAGCTCCAAGAGCTCCTAGAGCTCCGGTGGCGTACTGCACGCCGGAGGATCTCCGGACCGTCCTGGGCGGAGCCGTCGATACGGACGCCCAGGCGGTCTCGGAGTGCTGTGACGCGGCCAAGCTCTACGTGGACGCGACCACCGGGGCCACGTTCGCGGAAGGGGCCAATGTGGATCCCCGCGTCAAACGGGCCGCGATGCTCTGCGCCGTCCGGATATACCGCGAGCCCGAGGCCCCGTGGGGGATCGTCGGCGGGTTCGGGGACGTGCCCATGTACGCGAAAGGGGCGTTTCCGGATGTGGACGCGCTCCTCCTGGGCCTGCATGCGCGTTTCGGTGTGGCATGACGGTTCGGCGGGATCTCGCGGCGGCCCTGCAAGGGGCCCTGGGCCCTGGCGTCCAGGTATGGGACCACCCGGTCCGCCAGTCCGCCGTGCCGTGCGTGATGATCCGGCCGTCCCGGCCGGAATATCGGACTCGGGCCCCGGCCCAGAGTCCGTGCTATGAGACCTGGCGACTGATCGTCTCGGCGTTCGTCCCGCGCGAACAGGCCGACGCTTTGGATGCACTGGATGCGCTCGGGGACACGATCCGGGACGCGGCCAGGGTCTATCCCGAGACCCGATGGCTCGGTGTGTCCGCCGGCATGGAGGCGGACGATCTCGGGGGCGTCCCCGTCTACCGCTCCGATGCGACGCTGGAGGTGGGGGCCTGATGGCCGGCCGGCCCGCGATGAAGGTGGAAGGCGTCCCGGAAGTGCAACGCGCATTCGGCCGGCTGGAGAAGGCGACCGAGTCCGTGGAGCTCCCGAGCCGTCGCCTGGCCGAGCTCGGCCTGGATGCGGCCCGCGCGGCCGTCCCGGTCCGGACCGGAGAGCTCCGCTCGGGCCTGGAGATCGATGCCGGCGATAAAGGCGTGGAGCTCCGCAACGCGGTGCGGTGGGGCCCGCCGCAGGAATTCGGGACGCGGTGGGTACAGGCCCAGCGATTCATGGCCGCCGGGTTCGATGCGATGGCCGATGGGGCCCGCTCGGTCTATGAGGATTGGCTAGGCGACCAGATTCGGAAAGTGGACTAGGAGGAGGCGATCATGGCCGGCCTGTTCATGCGGGACGTGTCACTCACATTGAAGCTCACGGCCGGTACGGCCATCGAATTCAATTGCAATGTCCACGCGGCCACCGTGGAGGCCACGCCTGGGGACACGGTGGACTACCAAACCCTATGCGTCGGCGGGGATCTCAGTAGCGTCGGGGATCCCACGTACGTGCTCCACCTGATCGGCGTCCAGGATTGGAAGCCGACGGCTCCCGAGGGCCTGGCGCACTTCCTGGCGATCAATGCGCCGGCTACGGTCACGTTCGTGTTCCAGGCCCACGGGGCCACCGTCCCGATCTCCACCACGGCTCCCGGCTATACCGGGACATGCACGCTCGTGCCGCCGAACTACGGCGGTGAGGCGGACACGTGGGCCGAATTCGATGTGAGCCTTCCGATCACCGGCAAACCGGCCCTGATCACCGTCCCGCCGACGCTCCTCCAACTGGAGCGGATGGAGGCGGGTGAGTCCGCGGCGGATGTGTTCGCGGAGTCCGAGACCGCCGCGGCGGAGGAGGAGGAGCCGGCCGAGGCGGCCGCATGAGCTCGGAGCCGGTCCTGGATCTCGCGGCGATCGCCGAGGCCCATCCGGCCCGCCAGGTGCGATTGGACTTCTCCAGGATCGATGCGTCGGCCCTCCTGACGTACGGGGACGTGCTCGATATGGCCGAGGCCCTAAACGTGGATCCGGCCGACCTGACCGGCTACATGGCGGAGAGCTCGGCCGGCGGCGGCGGCCGGCAGGCGATGGAGGTGGGCCTCGTGCTCGCCTGGATCATCGGCCGGAAGGCGGATCCCGAGCTCCAGCTGGAGACCGTCCAAAGAACATGGCGCGTGGAGATCGTGGGGGCCGATGCGGGCCCTCCGGTGGCCCGTCGCCAGGAGCGCGGCGGGCCGAGGCGATCGCCCGTCAAAGCGTCGCCATCGCGCGGATGACGGGTGTACCAGTGGCCCGCACGGTCCGGGAGATCACCCTAGCCGAGCTCGGTGTGTACCAGGAGCTCGCGGCGGCGGAGGCGGCCCAGAGTCGCCTGGCGAACGCTCGGGCTCGGGTCCGCCGTGGGCGGAGGCGGTAGCCGATGGCCCTAGAGCTCGTGGTGAAGGTGCTCGGCGATGCCGGCGGCCTGGCGAAAACGATGGACCAATCCACGAAAAGCGTGGGCGGGTTCGGGAAGGGCCTCTCCTCTACCGCGTTGATCGCCGGCGGGGCCCTGGCCGTCGGCGTCGGGGCCGCGGCCCTGGCCATCGCGGACATGACCACCGCGGCCGCGGAGGATGCCGCGGCCCAGGCGAAATTGGAACAGGCGATCAAGGCGGCCGGGGCCGAGACCGAGACCAGCAACGCCCAGGTGGAGGAGGCCATCCGGCTCGGCCAGGAAAAGGCGTTTTCCGACGATCAGACGCGGGAGGCCCTCCAGAGCCTGGTAGCGGCCACGGGGGATGTGACCACCGCCACCGGGCTCCTCACCACGGCCCAGGATCTCGCCCGCTACGCGAACGTGGACCTATCGGTGGCCGCCGATGCCGTCGCAAAGGCCCAGGCTGGCCAGGATGGGGCCATCCGGAAATTGGTCCCCGGATTGAAGAAAGGCGAGGATGCCACCGCGACGCTCGCGGAGGCCCAGAAAAAGGCGGCCGGCCAGGCCGATGAGTACGCCAATTCCACCGTCGGCCAACAGGAGCGCATGAAGGATGCGTTCGGTGAGCTCCAGGAGGAGATCGGAGCCGCGTTCCTGCCGGCGGTGGAGGAGATCCTGCCGGCCCTCCTGCCGGTGATCACCGCGCTCGGGGATCTCGTAAAGGTCATCGTGCCGATCCTGGTGCCGGCCCTAAAGCTCGTGGCCCAGGTGATCGTGGCCGCGGCCAAAGTGTTTACCTGGCTCCTCAATAACGCGATCATCCCGCTCTGGTCGTGGATCGGGAGCCTCATCGAACGGCTCTATCCGCTCTGGCAGTGGCTCGGGAACGTCGCGAACATGGTGAGCTCGGTCCTGTCGGGTTCGCTCGGCTGGATCGTCTACCTGTTCGGCCGGGTGAGCTCCGCGATCTCGGGCCTGGTCTCCTGGATGCGTTCGTTGATCAATTGGATCAAGAACGCGATCTCCTGGCTCGGGAGCCTGGCCGGGAAATTGAACCCGCTATCGGGCTTCAAACTCCCCTGGTCATTCGCGGCCCCGCCGGCCGGCGGCGGTGGCGGCGGCGGAGCGGCCCCGCGGGCCGGCCCGTTCGGAGCGGTCCCGATGGCGGCCGGCGGCGGCGGCGGGATCACGATCAATGTCTACGGGGATCCGGCCCGGACCCGTGCGGCCGTGGTGGAGGCCCTCCGGACCTATAACCGCCGTAACGCGCTCACCGGCGGATGGACGAATGGCTAGTCCCTATCCGGCCAAAGGAACGCGCGTGGAGCTCTACGGGGACGCTCCGAAAACGGGTGCGGCCCGGTGGAATACGGCCACCTGGGACGGGGCCGCGTCGGTGTGGTGGGGCCAGGTGTGGACCGATATCGGATGTGAGGTCACGAGCTTCCGGATCGCCTGGGGCGTGGACGATCCGAGCCTGGGAGTCCTGGCGCAGAGCGCATCGGGGGAATTCGATATCACGTTCTACGATCCCGAC